GCGACCGACCAGCCGGTGCGGCATCAGGATAGGCGACGCAACCGCAAACGGGATGTGATCCCACGGCTCGTTGTGCAAAATCTCGGCGCCGTCGGTGCCAATCGCGCAGATGCGGCGACGCTCGGCAATGCCGTCGCCGTCAAAGTCGACGTTCATAATGCACTCGTGGTAAATGACAGAGCGCAAAGTCGGGTCGGCCGGATCAACGCCGGTCGCGGCCTCGATGTCTTGGAAGCGGTTGTTTACCTCGCGGTCGGTATCCAGCTCATTCTCGCCAGCGTACTTCTCGACCAAGTCGCGGTCGTAACCCATAGCCACAAGCTCGGACACAGTCAGCGACGTGCGGTGCGCCATAAAGTGCGCGTCCTCAAGCGACGTCGCGTGGCGTGATACGAGAAACTCTTCGGGCGGCACGTTGATGACCTTGATCTCGCCCTCGCGCCGTGTGACGCGGACAGTCAGGTCGTACTCAGAGCGAAGCGGCACGGTCTCGCCGGTTTCTTCGCTGTACATGCTTTCCATTACGGTTTCGGCCTGCTCGACGATTTCGACGTCGGGGTCGTTCATCAGCATGACCAGCTCTTCTTCGGATAGGCCGTTATACTCTTCCTCGTCTACGTTTTCTTTTTCCTCGTAGAAGAATTTGACGACGCCCATACGAAATAACAGCGCGTCCTTGAAAAACGTGTGAAGCAGTTTATAGCCGTCATTGCGCTGGTTAATGATGTAGTTAACGTAATTCGACGCCTGCTCGGCGGCCTCGACGTCCTCGGCAGTGCGCGGCGCAAAGCGGACATATTTGTCATTTGCCGTAAACACCCGCATCAGGTTGGGCATGATGGCCTCGACGGTGTCCGCGACTTCGGTGGCGACTACGGCTGAACGACCCTCAACCTCGTTGCCCAGCGGCTCACCCAGATAAAAATCAAGGGCGCGTAGGCGCTCCTCGGTGTACTCGCTGTCAAAGTGGTTTAGCGCGTCGGTGATTTCACCTGACACGATCGAGCCGAGCTGGTAGTCGTCCATTTTAGCCATTTTTCTTCGCACCTTTAGCCACGCGTTTTGGCGCGGGTTTTGCTTTTATTGCAGTGGCATTATCGCACACTTCCTTGGTTTGTTCTAGCGGGGGCTGGACGCGGCGTATGCGGCCCACTGCGGGGCGTCGCACCATCATTGCATCGTTACCTTGCGCGTGCCTTTCTTGGCGCCCTTGGACGCGCCCTTAATCGGCGTGTTTATCTTGGCCGCAGTCTCGCTGTGTCCGCTGGTCGTCTGCACGGTTTTGGGCGGACGGGGTGTGGCCACAGTCTCGACGGCTGGGTTTTTGCCTTGAATACAGCGTTGCTTAATTTCGCAACGCCCGCGATATGGGCAGTTGTCACATACAATCATTTTTTTGCCTTTTTCTTTTTCGCAGTTTTTGCGGCTTTCTTAAAAGCCATTGCGCTCGGCGCGCCACGCGTGCCGGGCTTTCTCATTTTTTCGCCGGAGCCAGCGGCAATGCGCTTACGCTTGGCGTGGATGTTTGCGTACAAACCTTTACCGGGCATATTTCTTGCCGCCCTTGCCTTTTTTCTTTCCGCAAGCCATTACCTTTTTCTCGCTTTCTTTTTTGCCGTGTCAGATAGCTGACTGAAGTGTAACACCTTTTTGCTTTTCGGTGTCATCTGCGCGCCGGTCATAATTGTGCCGTCCTTGTGCTTATGCACGGCGCCACGATATTTTGTGCCGTCACGAAAGTAGTGTATTCCTGCCGCCATATCAACACTTCCATCTGCGTCGAGCCGCCTTGCCGCGCGGGCTAGTCCAGCTCCTCGATCTAGCGCAAAAGCTCTTGCGCCGCTTTGCGTCGGCACTACCCGGCTTTACTTTGCCGGTAACGGGCGCCTTCAAATTCGACCCCGTGGCCTTGTTGTATTTTGCACGACCCTTCGCGGTAAGTCCACCGCCCGCCTTAACCGACAGCTTCTCGCCGCGACCGACTGACAGGCTTACGTTTTTCTTTTTGCGGGGTGCCATTGTTTAATCCAGTAAAAAAGTGTTTCTCAGGCCCATTCTTGGCGGGGCCATCATGCCGCCTTCTTCAAACTGCTGGAACGGAAAGTGTCTTTTTGGGTACTGCACACCCTTGCTTGAGCCGCGTCTGGCTTGAACAGCCCTAGCTTCTGCCTCCCCAAGAACATTCTGGTACACATTAAACGCGCCTTCACCCGCTTGACTAAATTCGGGGCTGTCGAGCTTCTCTATTACGCGAACAGCGTTTCTGTGGTCTAAACTTGCGGTTCTGTTTCTATCTAGCGTTTTGTTAAGCTCTTTTTGTTTTTTTGCCAAATCTTTGTCTGTCATAGAGATGGCAAGTCGGTCGGCGGCTGGGCTATCGTCTTTGGTGTATTTTGCCATTTTCCCAAAAGCGGCTTTTAACCACTGGTCCCTTTGGGGTGATTTTCTATTGTTGTAATCAAACCCAAGCTCCTGACCAAGCTCTGATCTTATCCTTCCGCCATATTTATACCAGTCGGATTGATTAAACAAAGAGCGCGGCTGTATATTTTCTTTTTGTGACATAAACTCATAATGCTTGATAGCATTTGCTCTTGAGACATTAGAAAGCTCTGCCCAAGCCGCATTATACGCGTCAGCGTCTGGCTTTGTTCTTGAGTAATCTGCCATAGCCGATCTTTTGGCGTCTCCCCAGACGCTTGCAGAGCTTGCGGTGTTAGAGCCTTTTGCAAAGCCCTCTATCTCTTGAACCTTGTGCTGTATCTCGTGAACAAGGACGTCTGCAATCTTATCATTAAATTCTTCAAAGGTTACAGGCTTATCCGCCCTGCTAGAATAGAAACTATTTACATTGATGTTTATACGGTTGTCCTTTGGGTTGAAGCTACCAAGAGTGTTTGACGCCTCGTCGCTAAAGCTAACTTTTATGTTCCTTAGCTCTGGGTAGTTTTCATAAAGCTCTGGATGGTCAAAAACTTCAGACAGAGGCTTACTGTCTGTGTATAAAAACTTTTCTTTCCAGTAAGGGTTAAGCTCCTCTTTAGGTGGCGCAGAACCTAACTGCTCTGTCTTTGTAACCTTTGCGCTTGGTGAGAACTCGACTTTACCTATACCCTCTTTTTCCCAAGGCGAAAACATCACCTTTGCAGGCTCGTCGTTTATTTCAAATCTATATTGATTGTCCGGCAACTTAAATATACCAGTTCCATATTTCCTCTCCGTAGCCATAAAAGCGCTCTCTGGGGAGGTTTCTGATGCCATAGTTTTTTCAAGCTCACCTAGCAAGCCTTGACGTTCTTGTTTTATTCGCGCCTCTACCGGATCAAGCTGTGAATATATATCTTTTAGCTCCTGAAACATCCCCTCCCATTCTTCTTTTGGATAAGCAAACATACCTTTTTCACGCGCCTTTTGTATCTCGGCCTCACGCGCTAAAAGCATCTCGTAATCCGACGTATCTATAGACCTTGTAGCCGGAAACCCTTTCGCCATTTTTCCGGCAAAGATGCCAAGAGAACCCTCAGGTATGCTACCTCTAAGTAGCCCAGCGCCGCCAATGCCAGCTCCAGACGTCAGCAGACCAAGGTTTGTTATTTCGTCAACAACACTTTCTGGAAGCCTCCCATCAACAGGAATATATCTCGGGTCTCCCTGCATTGCTCGGCCAAGCGTTTTGGCGCCTTGCTTGGCGCCGATTGCCATACCTTGAATAATTTTTGGGAACGACAAAACGCGCTCGCCCTGCGGTGTAATCGCATATGGCAAAAACATGCCAGCGTCGGCATAATCACCCATACCATACAGCGACTGCATCAGGGCGTTTTCATCGAAGCTCGGCGTACCCTGAGCGCCTGCCATCATCATGTCGTCGGGGGACAATAAGCCGTTCATCAAACCACCCAGCTATTCTTCGGTTTCAGTGTGCGATTGTGATTATAACCCCTTGAGTAGCCACCAGCAACCGCACCCTGCCCCGCGAAGGTCAGCACAAACGCGTCCGCCACGTCGGGCGACCTTTGGCCCCTACGCTTCATCTCGTCCTTGCTCTCGACCTTTAGCTTGCCGGTCGACAGGTATTTGTAC